ATGGCCACAGGTCTTTGACCGCATTGTTTACATAGATTACGCATGTGCCCTTTTATGCCCTTTTTATATCATGATATTTATGGATTTTTTTTGGATCCGCGACTAAATAAAACAAAGTAATCCACTAAGGAGTTTTTAAGATGACAACATTACAATCACCAGGCGTAAGTGTAACAGTAGTAAACGAAAGTTTCTATAATCCTGCGGCACCTGGAACAGTTCCAATGGTATTTGTGGCCACGGCACAAGACAAGGCAAATGCCAGCGGCACAGGTACAGCACAAGGAACAACTTCAGCAAATGCTGGAACAGTCTGGGTCATTACCAGTCAACGAGATTTAACTGATACATTTGGTACTCCATATTTTGAAACTGACGCAGAAAATAATCCAATCAATGGTAGCGAGATTAGTGAATACGGTCTACAGGCAGCCTATAGTGTATTAGGTGTTAGTAGCAAAGCCTATGTTGTTCGTGCTGATGTTGACTTAGGACAATTAACTCCAAGTGGTACAGCACCAGAAGGTACAGCAGTAGCAGGTACATACTGGGTGGATACTTCAAATAGTTTATTTGGTATCAACGAGTGGAATAGTGATACTAAAAAATTCACAGTTAAAACTCCGTTGATCATTGACAACAGTAACATTTCAGAACTTACTGATTTATTGGCCAATGGTGGAGTTCCAAAATCAACATTTGGATCAGTTGGCGATTATGCCATGGCTGTAACCAGCGAAAATCAAAACCAATTATTTTACAAATCAATAACAGGCTGGGTAGTTGTACAAAATACTTTTGATAGTGGTAAGACACTAGCAATTAGCCCACATTATCAATATCCTAACTTTACAAACACCGGTACTGGTGCATTGAATGCCGAAACTGGTAGTATTTGGATCAAAACAACGACACCCGGCAACGGAGCAAACTGGGATGTAAAATATTACAACGGAACTACAGAGGCTTGGACTTCTGTTTCTGCTAACATTTATCCAAGCACTTCTGCTGCCATAGTTGCACTAGATCCTGTAGGTGGCGGAAGTAAAATTCCAGTTGGTACAGTAATGGTATGGAGTGACTATGACAATGGAGCCGCCACAACTAGCACAAATAGTAATTTTGAACTATACATTAGATACGCAAGTTCACCAACAACAATTACAGCGGCTAGTGCGGCAACTATATCAAGTAATACATCATTTGTTATTAGAGAAACACTAGCAAGTGGGGCATGGAATACTCCTGTAACTATAGGATTAAACACCAGCACATCGACACCATTGGGCCAACTAATTGCTAGTAGTATTAATACTGACAGTGACTTAATTAATATCAAAGCAACATGGGATTCAATAGCAGATCGATTAACAATCACTCACACATTGGGAGGTGAGATTGAGTTTATAGATACTAACGATTCATTAGCTAACATGGGATTCATACCTGATACTACTGCTAATCTATATACAGCTCCTGCAGGTGATATGTATGATTATCGAGCATCAAACTGGAAGCCATTGGTATATGAAGCACTTTCATATGCTCCGTTTACAACCCCAGCAGATGGCACACTATGGTTTGACAGCTCCTTAGTTGCAGATATCATGTATAATGAAGGAAATGAATGGGTTGGTTATAAACATGCTTTCCCTGCTACAGATCCCAATGGTCCGTTGATTCAAGCTACAGCACCATCAACGCAAAGCGACGGCTCTACTGCACTGGCTGCAGGCGATATTTGGATTGATACATCAATGCCAGACGAGTATGGTCATAACATTTATGTTTATGATGGTACAGCCTGGGAAATACAAGATGTACAAGATCATTCTAGTCCTAGTGGATGGATATTTGCCGATGCACGATACAATGATGGCACATCATACGATCCAATGAGTATTGCTGATCTATTAGTCACTAACTATGTAGATGCCGATGCCCCTGATGCACAGTTATATCCAACAGGAACAAGATTGTTTAACACTCGTCGGTCAGGCAATAATGTTAAAAAATATCACAGAAATTATATTTCAAATTCTGAGCATCCAGATCGCTGGGTTACAGCTAGCCCCAATGATATCAACGGAGTTGGATCATTTGGTAGACTTGCACAACGCAGTGTTGTGACCACAGCATTAAAAGCTATGTTGACTACAAATCAAAGTATCCGTGACACAGATACATTGAACTTTAATTTGATTGCTACACCTGGATATCCAGAAACAATTGCAGATATGGTTGCATTTAACACAGACATTGGTCAAACAGCGTTTGTAGTTGCCGACACTCCATTCCGCTTAGAGCCAACGGGTACAGCATTATCTAACTATGGTAATAATACAGCATTGGCTGCTGATAATAATGACTCAGCATTAGTTACATATGATGACTACATGTCAGCATTTTATCCTAGTGGTTATACCAATGACAATAGAGGTAATAACATCGTTGTTCCCCCAAGTCATATGATGTTGCGTACTATTATTAACAGTGATAACAAATCATATCTATGGTTTGCACCTGCAGGTACACGCCGTGGCACTGTTGACAATGCAAGCTCAGTAGGTTATATCAATAGTCTAGGTGAGTTTAAAACTGTAAGCCTATATCAAGGACTCCGTGATGTATTGTCGGGTGTTAAGATTAATCCTATTGCAACATTGCCAGGAGTTGGTCTAGTTAACATGGGTCAATATACTCGTGCAAATGCGCCAAGTTCTTTAGATAGAATTAATGTAGCAAGACTAGTTGGATATCTACGCAGACAGTTAACTATTCTAAGCAAACCATTCTTGTTTGAACCAAATGATAGTCAAACACGCAAAGAGATTAAAACTAGTATTGAAGGATTACTATTAGAATTAGTAGGTCAACGAGCTATCTACGATTATGTTGTAGTTTGTGATTCAACTAACAATACTCCTGCAAGAATTGATCAATCAGAACTGTATGTAGACATTGCTATTGAACCAGTCAAAGCAGTGGAGTTTATTTACATTCCATTAAGACTGTTGAATACTGGAGCTATTGCAGCCGGTAATTACGGTTCACAAGCAAAATAAGACAAAAAAGGAGCATACAAATGCCAATCGCAAGTTTATCAAGATTTACAGTTCCGCTGAACACAGACCAAAGTGCTAGTAACCAAGGTTTGTTGATGCCAAAGTTAGCCTATAGATTTAGGGTATCATTGTTTGACTTTGGAGTCGGCGGAGATCCGGCAACAGAATTAACTAAACAAGTTATGAATGTAGAGCGTCCAAAACCAAAGTTTGATGAAATTAAATTAGATGTTTACAACAGTGTAGTAAAACTAGCTGGTAAACACAGTTTTGATGATATCAAACTTGTTGTACGCGATGACATGACTAATATTGTGACCAATAAAGTTGGTCAACAAATGCAGAAACAATTTGACTTTTTTGAGCAAGCTAGTGCCGCAAGTGGATTAGATTATAAGTTTACAATGGTTATCGAAATCTTAGATGGCGGTAACGGAGCTTATCAACCAATCGTGCTTGAATCATTCGAAGTACAAGGTTGCTGGATTAAGGCTGTAACCTACTCACAAGGAGACTACTCTAAGGGTACTGAAGCAATGACTATTGAAATGACTATCTGTTACGATAATGCAGTACAAACTGATGAAGCAGGTGGATTGATCGGCCTAGGCCAACCAGTTGGTCGTACAGTAGGAACATCAGCAATAGGTAGCTAATAGTATTTTTTTACTACAAATTAAGCCCAGTTTATACTGGGCTTTTTTGTTGATATAAATAAAACTATGAGTACATCTTTCAATCATTTCGTAAGTAACAATGGCCAGGGAACAATCTTCAAAAGTTTCGATCATGCCAGCAAACTATATGTAGCCAATAATTATGCTCGAGCACCTAAACTTGGTTTCTTATATTATGTTTATTTTAATATCAATGATAATGTAGTAGGGGATCAAGGATGGGCCAACAGCGCACAGAAAGATGTAGGTTTATTGGTTAAAAAAATTGATATGCCTAAATTTAAGATTACTACAGAAACTGTAAATCAATACAATAGAAAAGTAAATGTACAGTCTAAGTTGATCTATGAACCTGTTAATATAGAATTTCATGATGATAATAGTGATATAACAAACGGTCTATGGAAAAATTATTACAAGTATTATTTTGTAGATAGTAATTATAGTAGTGGTAATAGAGCCTATTGGGAAAATAGCAAATACGGTACAACTGATTATGCCTACGGTTTAGGCAATTATCAAAATGAACCATTCTTTGATACAATAGAAATTTTTGTATTACATCAACAAAAGTTTACACAAATGATATTAGTTAATCCTTTGGTCACAGCGTGGGATCATGATAAACTGGATCAATCTAATGGTAACAACATATTAACTAATAAGATGACTGTAGCTTATGAAAATGTAGTATATTTAGAAGGCGAAATTGAAAAAAATAACGGCACCGTAACTAATCCGCCATTATTTGCCCTTAGATACTATGATAATGTTGCAAGTCCATTGAGTGTAGGCGGTAACATCCTGAATTCAACTCCTGCCGCCAATGGAAAATTGCCCAATGATGCCGCAGTATTTGGTAAGAAACCACCATACCCACAGTATAAAAAACCATTAGTAGGCTATGTTCAAAATTGGGGAGGAGATCCCAACCTTGCTGAAAAGGCCTATGCACAACAACCCAGTAGTGGATTGTCTATAGGACTATTCATGGGCCACTTACAAATATCAGGCACGCAACAATTGGGTCCACTTAATCTTGGATTTAATGTATCTTCCGGTCGCGGTGGATTACATGGCGTACAGACTATTAATGCAGGACCAGTGACACTGGCTAAGAAAATATAATATGTCAGGAACTAATCTATACAGCAATCTCCCACCGAGCCCTGTAAGCAATAATTCTACAGTAGCAGCCATGGATGCCTATTATTCTAAGCCATTGGCAATAGATTCCACTACCTATAGTATGATGACAGGATTTTTTCAAAGCCGAGGATTTGATATTAGTGCATCAGAAACTACAGCTATTGCATTAATCAAACAAGCACAATTAGATGGCTACAATCCTATTAATGTTTTAGATTCTCTTAAAGGATTAAATGATGTTTCATTAAACAACATCATTGCTGAAATACTAAATTACAACAGATATAAAACTAGTTTTTTAGGTAATGCCACTGGCTTTACACCGTTCGAACCTGTTGCTAGAACAATCATAGCATGAGCTTAAAATACAGTCAGGGAATTTATACAGTCAAAAACCCAGACAAGTATGTGGGATCAAAACCTCCTTATTGTCGCAGTTCTTGGGAAACAACATTTTGCATGTTCTGTGACAACAATCCTAGCATACAACAGTGGGCCAGCGAACCAGTTAAAATTCCCTACAGAGATCCCCTGACTGGTAAACAAACAGTTTATGTACCAGACTTTCTAATAACCTACATAGATAAGAATCAAGGTAAACATGTAGAGATGGTAGAAATAAAACCAAAGAATCAAATGATGCTGGAAAAAGTTGGTAAAAATCCCTACAATCAAACGCAGTATGTTAAAAATCTAGCCAAGTGGGAGGCCGCAAATGCCTGGTGTCGCAACAAAGGTATTAAGTTTCGAGTTATAAACGAATCTGATATATTCACAAATACAAAGACTACAAAAAAACGGAATAAGTAAGATTATGACTAAGAAATTACAAGAAGTATTTGACTTACCAGACGACCCTATGGTTATGCCTGCACCGGGCGAACCTGTACAAACTCAGGCCGTGATTACTCTCGAAGAACGCTTAGAAGAATTTGATAAAATATCAGCCGCTCTACCACGTGTAAAAGGGCTAGGTGATATCAGCGATTCAGAACTAGATGCACTGGCTGCCAAAGCAGAACAAGCCTACGATGATCTAATGGACCTAGGAATGAATGTCGAAGCTCGGCATGGTGCTCGCATGTTTGAAGTTGCGGCACAGATGATGAACGCGGCTATTACTGCTAAAACCAACAAGATTGATAAGAAATTAAAGATGGTTGATCTGCAACTTAAGAAGTTAGCCATTGATAAAAAACACGGACAAGAAGGTGAAGGAGCTGTTGAAGGCGAGGGCTATATACTCACAGATCGTAATAGCATCTTAGAAAAATTAAAGAATCTGAATAAATAATACACTATGAAAACTTTTCTAAATTATCTATCTGAATCAACTTCTGCTAAAAAATATCCTTTTAGGGTTAAAGTAGCAGGAGAGTTTACAGCAGAGCAAGAGACAAAACTCAAGTCTATGTTGGAGCGTTTTAAAGTTGATTCTTTCAAGAAAGTAGGAGTTACTCCTATTCAACAATTCCCACTAGACTTCCCACAGATTAGAAATTGTGAAGTTTCAATCTTTGAAGTTAATCTAGATTATCCTACAACTCAACAAGAACTTACAGAATATATAAGTTCAGGTCTAGGTATTAATAAAGGTAATCTAGCTGTTCGTCGTCCTGGCGAACCCAGTGAAGAATATCAAACACCTGTTGAAAAACGAGAAGGTGCACTGTTAGATGATCCAGATTACAAAGAAGCAGGTAGTCCTCAATTTGAAGATTACTATGGCGACAAATACAATTCAGGATTTGTCAAAGAATTAAATGATCTCTTAAAATTACAGCGTAAAGCTCGTGGTGAAGAGATACCTACAGAAGGTGTGGCCAAATACAATATTGATACTCCGGCCAGCACACAGAGCATGTTGCAGTCTGCTCCAGATCCAAGAAGGAAATAATTATGCAAATGATCGACGTAATGAAACGCCTAGCAGAGCTAGATTCAACTAATCCCAATGTAATCAAAGAAAATATCAGTGTTGAAGAATGTGGTCCAATGGGAATGATGGGTGGCATGGAAAAGCCTAGCACACCTGCTACATTGAATATCACAGCCGACAACGGCGAAGAATTAGGTAACATGTTGGCTACTATTATGAAGCTAGCTGGTGTACAAAAAGTAGAACCAGAGCATCTTGGTATGGAACCAGAGCCAACAGTTATGACAGCTGAGCCTGTTACAGCAGTTGGACCAAGTGCACCAGAAATGTCATCAGGTGATGACATGCGTGGCATGATGTCAGTTGTAGATAAATTAAATCCTGAGCACGGCGATGAAGAAGGTGATGAAGAAGAAACTGATGAAGGCAAAGATGAATTTGGTATTCCGGGTGTAGATACTACTCCTAATCGCCCAGATGCACACAAGTCATTTGACGGTAACGAATTTGCCAATCATCCAAATGATGGTAGTACACATGGTCGTGCTACTAAAAACAATCCTCATGGCAATCCCATGGGACACGAGCAAGAAAAAAAACAAGAAGCTAACATGACCATGGAAGAGCAGTTGATGGCTGAGTATAAAAACTTTATCAATGAAGCCAAAGAGTGCAAGGTTTGTCACGAACCAATGAAAAAATGTAAATGTGATTAAACACTCCATTTTTCCAAATAGGCTCTTCGGAGCCTATTTTTTTCAGTAAATACTCGTATGGCAAATGAAAATAAACTAGTAAAGACTGCTCATGTTACACAAAAGTTCACTGAGCAAGATATTGTTGACCTTGGAAAATGTATGGATCCTGTTAATGGTCCACATTATTTCCTAGAGCATTTCTTTCACATCCAACATCCTACTAAGGGCAAATTATTATATGAGCCTTTTGAATATCAAAAAAGACTGATTGACAGTTATCACAATCACAGGTTCAATGTAAAC